TCCTGGACCTGCTGCAGCCCCGCCGGAGACGACAGACTTCCCACCAGGTGGGCGCGCCACTGCATCGCCGGCGACAGCGGATGGAAGCGCCGCTGGGTCATGACGATCGACGACACCGCCTCGCCGCGGACCGCGTTCGCGACCGGGTGCAGCACCTCGTTCGTCAGACCACGCTGGTCGCGGTCCTCGGTCAGGTAGGCGCCGTAGGCGGCCTGCATGTTCTCGAAGCGGGCGAGCTCGTGCAGCAGCACGATCGGCGCGGTCAGCACACCCGGCGACGGCCGCGGCCGCTCGAGGTTCAGGTAGATCGAGCGCCAGTTCTCGTCGAGCCGGTAGCCGCCCTGGACGGGACCCGAGACGTAGGCACGGTGCACGTCCGGCAGCGGATCGATCCGGACAGCGAAGTGCCGGTATCGGTGCACCGCGGTCCGCGCGGCCGCGGCGGGTTGCTCCCAGCCTGCATAGCCGACCTGCGTCGTGTCGGTCGTGTGCTCGAGCGACCAGAACACGCCCTGCTGGATCTGCGGGATCTCGAAGAGCGTCGCGGCCTGCGGCCGGCGGTTCTGTCCCCAGCGGCCGAACGAGCCGACCGGCGTCTCGACGTTCGGCCAGAGGTCGCTGTAGCGGAACGCGAACGACGGAGCCTGCGCGCCGCGCGTGCGCGGCTCGTACCACAGGTTTTGGAAGTGCAGCCAGGTCTCGCCGACGTCACCCACCGCCGGGCCGAGCTCGGAGAACGCCGCCGGCGGCGCGGTCGGCAGCGTCACGGTCGTCGCGACCTCGTGGAGGAACCAGTCGGTCTCGGGAATGCGCGCCAGGTCGAACCACAGCCACGAGACATCCGAGACCGTGAACTCGACGTAGTAGTTCGCCGGGTCGCTGTTCCGGAACGTCCGGGCCCACAGGCAGAGCTCGTTCTCGCCCGCGATCGGCGTGATCGACGAACCGAGCACCGGGTCGGGGTGACCCTCCGAGATCAGGAACAGGAACTGGAACGGGATGCCCTCGCCGGGCCCGGGCGGCTCGGTGAGCGTGTGGCTCATGCGAAGGTGCGGGCACCGGGTGCCTCCCGTCAGGCCTGCGCAGACCTGCATGATGCCGGCCGCCGGCGGATCGCCGGCGATCAGGACGTCGCCGATCTTGCCCGACACGATCACGGCGTACTCGCCGGAGCCGCTCGGCATGCGGGAGGCCGGCAACGTGGCGATCTGCGTCCAGCCTTCTCCGAGCGGCGGCCCCTGCTGGCCCCCGATCGTGACCACGCGCTCCGTGCGGTAGCGCTGCACCAGGTCGCAGTAGCGGACCTCGGCCATCAGCGCACCGCCCGTTGCATCAGCTGCCTGGTCCCCTGACGGCTGGCGGCGCTCTCGCTCCAGACCGCCATGATCGTCTCCTTCTGCTCGACGAGCATGCGCCGCACGGAGGCGCCGTCGACGGCGTTGATGTTGAACGTGAACGAAGGACCGCCTCCGCCGCCGCCGGCAAGCGTCACGGGGATCGTGCGACCGTCCGGGAGCGGCACGAAGGCCTCGCCCTTCGATGCACGCCCCTCGCCGAAGAGCGCTAGCGTCGGGCCGCGCGCGATGCCGCCGCGCTCGAAAGCCTCGAGCTTGACCGGCTTCCCCATCTGCCCGCGAATGACGCCGCCCTTCTCCTGAGCTTGGACGTTGCTGCTGCCGTAATTGAACAGGCTGCTGACAGCCCGCACGATCACGAGCCGCGCAATGATGCGCGCGAGGTCCGAGAGAAGCGATCGAGCCAGCTCCTTGAAGGCCTCCTTCGCGCTCTTGGTCCTCGTGATGATGTCCGCAAACGCGTCCGCGACGCCATTCAGGCCGTTGTCGACAAGCTGCACCGCGGCATCGCGACCCGCCTGCGAGAAGTCCGACCACTTGCGTCTGATCTGCTCGACTTGGTCGCCGAACCCCCGGAAGAAGTCGCCGATATCCTGCCTGATCTCCGGCAGATCATCAGGTCCCAACAGCTGCCGTAGCAGCCCTTCGAACTGTGACGGAAGGCCTGGCAGGTCCTCGAAGTTGGCCAGCTGCTTCAGCAGCTCCGACATCTGCCGGAGGCTCGCGCTGCTGCGCGCCGAATCCGCGACGTCGCCAGCGCCTGGCGCGACCTCCTGGAACGCGACGCGGAGCTCAGCGAGCTCGTTCCGCAGCTCCCGCGCCTGGTCCTGGTAGGCCTGCAGACGCGTCCCCGATGCGTCGAACTCACGCGGGTTGCGACCGATCTCCGCGATGCGTTGCTCGAGGTAGAGGAGCTCGTCCGCGATCTCGGTTGCGCGGTCGCGGATCGCCTTGGCCTGCTCGTTCAGCTCTGGGACGTCGAACACGCTGGAGAGCGCATCGCCGATCAGCTCGCCGATGATCGGCAGCTCGCGCAGCTTCTCGATCAGCTCGTCACCTCGAGCAACCAGGAACGCCAGGATCTGGAGCACGGCGCTACCGATGACCGCGACCGTCTTGACCACCGCCGTGATGATCGCGGCCAGGCCCTCGGCGATGACCGTCCGGTTCGTGGCGAGGAACGTGGCGATGCGCTCGATCGATGGCGCGAACCGCTCGGCGATGACGATCAGGGCGTCGCGACCAACGGACTCGACCGTGGTCTTGAGCAAGCCCATGGCCGTTGCGAACCGGCCCGCCGCCTTGGCGCCGTCCTCGCCGATCGTCCCGACGAACAGATCCGAGAGTGCGATCAGGTTTCGGAACTCGTCCTGCCCCTTGGCCAGCACCGCGAACAGCGGCTGGAAGTTCTCGGGGAAGAAGCGCGAGAGCGCGGCCGCGCGCTCCTGCGCCGTGTTGTACTGCTCGAGGCCGCCCGCGATGCCCTCGAAGATCCCGACCATGTCCTTCTCGCGGAGGTCGTCGGCCGTGACACCGAGGCGCTCGAGGCCCTCGATCAGGTTCGCGTCGTTGCGGTCGAGCACCGATCCCACGATGGTCCCGACCGTCTTCATGATGTCGGCGAACTTGTCGCCGCTGACGCCCGCGATCTCGAACGCGCCACGCAGCAGCGCGAGGCGCCCGACGTCGGTGTTCATGCTGTCGCCGAGCTTGTCGAGCGCATCGACGCCATCGAGGATCTCGACGACGGTCTTGCCGCCACGGAACGCGGCCCAGGCCGAGACGAAGCCAGTGATGCCGATCGCGAGCGGGTTGATCCGCGTCAGCAGCCCGCGGAACGCCCGCCCCGCGACACTGGCGAACCGCTGGATCCCGCGCTGCATCCGGCTCAGGTTCTTCGTGACGAAGTCGTTGAGCCTGGCGCTGATCTCGAGCGTGCGCTTCTCATTCGGCACGGCTCACCTCCCCCGCTTCGCCTTCGCGCGCTTCTCGGCCTCCTGCCGCGCGTGCTCGCGCCACCGTTCGATCTCCTGCGCGAGGAGCGGGTAGGCGGTCACAAACGTGTACGCCTGGTCCATCCAGCCGCCGGCGTCTGGCAGCACGCCGAGCTCGACCTGCGAGGCTGCGATGACGGCCTGCTTCTCCCTCGCCGTCACGGTGCGGTTCGGGCACCGATGCACCGGCACCCTGTTGCTGCCCGAGCAGTGCCGGCAATCCTGGTTCGCGCCGTCGCAGTAGGGGCACGGCGAGATCTCGAGCAACGGTTCGTCGCTCGGCTCGTCGCACCCCCACAGTCGTCGCTTCTCCGGATCGTGGCATTCGCTGCAGTCCGCGTCCCACCGCTTGCCGCCGGGTGCACAGCACACCGTGGCGGCGAGGATCAGTTTTTTGCGTCGTCCTCGGAGAGCTGGTTCCCCTCGACGATCGCGCGCGCGAGCTCCTCGGCGATCTCCTCCGGCAGGTAGTCGATCATCTCGACCTTCGCCGGGTTCTTGACCGTGATGCCGTAGACGCTCCGCACGCCGTGCTCGTGCTTGAACTCGATCGGCGCACCCTGCGCGTCGTTGAAGTTGGTCCAGCCCGCCAGGCCGGCCTGCAGCGTGACGATGCGCTGATCGCCCACGCGCAAGGTGACCTGGCCGGTCTGCGTCGCCTCGTGCAGGTTGTCGAGCGCCATCCCGACCGTCGCGGGCAGGCGCCGGAGGATGAACGTCGTCTGCTGATCCTGGGGAAGCTGCCGATCCGAATGGCAGACGTACTGGAACGTCTCGTTGACGCTGCGTGCTACGACCATGGTGCTGGGCTCAGAGCTGGAAGATGAAGAGCTCGTCGTCGCCGCTCTCGAGAACGCGACGAGGGTTGGCGGTGATGTCGAACGTCGCGATGCCGTCGCTGTCGCCCGGCGTCGCGTTCGTGATCTGGCAGTTCGGCGCGACGATCCCGACGATGTTGCCGGGCGTGCTGCCGAGGATCTGGGCGACGCGGACCGCCTGCCGCTGGTCGCGCGCGGCCTCCCAGTCGAACGTGCTGTGCACCTGGTCGGTCGTGAACGTCAGGCTGCCGTCGCGGTCGACGACGTTCGAACCGGTGCTGCCGCCCTCGCGGTTCCCGTCGAGGTTCGGCGCCACGTTGCCGCCGTTCGCGAACGAGAGGCTCTTGGTCGTGAGGCGCCGGAGCGCGTTGCCGAGGCCGTAGGCGCAGATCGCGCCGAACAGGCGCGGCGCGCGCACCGCGCTCAGGCCGGTCGTCGCGATCTGCAGCGCGTCGATCGCGGGACCGAGGTCCCCGGTCATGGTCCAGCTGAAGATCAGGGGGCCACCGACCTCGGCCGCGACCGTGAAGTCGCACCGTCCCCCGGTGCTGTCGCGGCGACGCCCGTCGAGGTTGTGCCTGGCGGTCAGCGACGGGGTGCGGATCTGCGTCGGCGTGCCCGTGATGGCCGCGACGCCGGTGGCGACGGAACGCAGCGAGTGGCCGCTCTCCATACGGCCCCAGAGCAGCGTGACGTCCATGTCGTCCCAGGCCGCCGGCGAAGGGGAGCTGTTGTTGCGCAGGATCTGCACTCCGCCGACGACCTGGCCCAGGCTGTTCAGCACGTCGAGGCATTCGCCGACGCCTGCCGGCACGTTGGCCGGGGTGCCCGACCAGGTGCCGACCGCGACGTTGACGGACTTCTCGCTGGTCGGCTGGAAGCAGACGCCGGCGTAGTCCGTCACGTCTGACGGGTTCGCATCCGAGGACGAACCGCTGCTCTCGCCCGTGATGACGTTCGCGGTATCGAACGCTCCCTGCAGCACCGCTACGGCCAGTGTGCCGCCGTCACCAGCCAGCTGATCGATGAGGCTCCCGCCCTGGAAGCAGCCGAGCACGACGCCGCGGTTGGCCCCGCCGTCCTGACTGACGATCTCGCCGACCTGGAACCCGGTTCCCGTGATGGCGCCGACCGTCAGCTGCTTCATCACGCTGCGCTTGTAGCCGGCCGACTTGAGGAAGCGCGCAGACTCGAACTCGTTCGCCGCGCTCGCCGTCCCGGTGCCGCGGAAGTCCGTTTCGAACGTGATCTGGCGGGTGCTGCGTCCGAGCGGCGTGAAGTCGCGCGACAGCGACGGGCCAGAGGGGACGCGATTCTGCTGGTCGACGTTGTCCTGGTAGTTCGGCTCGTAGATCTGGACGGCGTCGCTCGCGCCGGGATCGGCGCTGACACCCTCGCTGGTCTCGGTCTTCACCAGGAGCTGCTGCTTGCGGCGTACGGGCATGTTCGGGTCTCCTCAGTCGTAGGCGGGGATCTCTTCGAGCTCGGCCGTGACGGTGCTCGCCCACGCGGCCGAAGCCCACTGGATGGTTGGGAACGAGCGCCACATCACCGTGACGAGCTCGCCGGTGCGCGGGACGCGGATCCGGAACGGCGCGGTGTGGTGCGCCATGCAGTGCGCGCGGATCGCGCGCGCCACGCTGCCCGAGACGTTGCGCCAGGTGCCGCGGAACAGGCGCGGCTCCACCTGCGGGTCCGGGACGTGCTGGAACGGCAGCCGCGAGCGCTCCGTGACGAGCACGACGCTCTCGTCGGCCGTCGTGAGCTCGTGCACGGGGGGCAGGCTGTCGAGCGCGATCGCGACCATCAGACCGTCACCTCGAACGTCTCGTTGAACGCGAAGCGCGCGGTGATCACCGCGGAAGCTGTCGTCTGATCGCCTTCCTCGGACACGAAGTCCGTTGCGTCGACGTCGAGGCGCATCTGACTTTCAGGCGGCTCGTAGGCCAGCACGCGATGAAGCTCGGTCTCGACCAGGTCCGACAGTCGCGCCACGTATCGCAGCGGATTCCCGCCATCGATTTCCGCGTCGGCGGCCTCGAATGCCACCTTCACCTCCAACATCACCTCGACCTCGGTCGTGTACTCGACCGATCCCGCGCCGTGGGCCCGCAGCCGCTTTCGGTGACCGATGTAGTAGATGACCAGCCTCGGAAGGTCCCCCGACTTGTTGAGTCCAGAGTGACGCTGAACCGACCAGCCATCGAGCCGGTCGCTCATGTGCGCAGTCAGGTTCTGCAGCAGCTGTTCGCGAATCGAAGGCATCAGAAGTCCCTGGGGTCCCCCTTCTGCAGCTGTGATTCCATGCGGCTCGCGGCGCCGCGCCAGTCGCCGTCGCGCTTCGACTGCAGCTGGTCCCACATGCCGTAGAAGTTCAGCGTCGGGTCCATCTCGACGAAGCGGGTCAGGATGAAGCGGAGCTTCAGCCGTTCGACGATCTCCTTGGTCGCGCCCTTCTTGGGCCTTCCGCGCTTGCCCTTGCGCTGGACCTCGTAGAGGACCGCAGTCCCGTCCTTCTTCTTCGACGGGCTGTAGAGCAGGCGCTTGTTCGGATAGCGCTTCAGCCAGGCCTCCGGGTTGCCAGGACGCGTGCCAACGGGCACCGCCATGAACTTCGGAACGCGGATGTCCTCTCCGAACTCGTGCACACGCAGAACGGTGCTGCCGGCGAAGGCCTCGAAGCCCATCTGCTTCAGGCCTGCGACCGCCTCGGACACCGACGTGGTCTTCTGGTTCTTCGGCGTTACCCGGTAAACGACGTCTTCCTCCGACGGAGACGCCGGCCCCTCGTTGATGCGGTGGACCTTGATCGCCTTCGACGAACCGTCGGCGCCGCGACGACCGAACTTGATGCCCTTCGCCCTGAGCCACGTGACCCGGTGGTCACGCAACGACTTGAACAGGAAGCCGTGCAGCCAGAAGTGCGCGATCTTGGGCGAGCGCGCGATCACGCGCTCGACCACGCGCGTATCGACCGTGACCTTCAGGGTCCGATCGTCGCCGACGGCCGTCAGGGGAACGTCGCCGCTGGTCACTCGGTCACCTGCAAGATGATGCGCGCCGCATCTTGCTGCAGCATGCTCTTGACGCGGCACTTGGTCGGCTCCTCGCCGACCGCAACCGGGAGCTCAATCTTGTCGCCTGAAGCCCAGTTGATCGGGCCCAGGTCGTCGGTGGGGCAGCGCGGGAACTCCACGTCGCAACGCCGTTCCTTGACCGGGCTCGACTGCGGCGTCGAGGGCTCGAGGAACAGACGCCGAACGTGAGCGTTGAACGTGCGGGGCTCGGCACCGGAGGCGAAGTGATAGGTGATGGGCTCAGCGCCGCGAGTCGCGTCGCCGAGCACCTGTCGCGCAATCCGAGCGTCGAGGTCCCGCAGGCTCACTTGCCGCCGGCCCCCTTCGAGTCCTTGCCGTCGCCGCCCTTCGCGTCCTTGCCGTCGCCGCCGGCCTTGCCGTCGCCGCCCTTCGCGTCTCCGCCGGCCGGCGGCGCGATGTCCGTCGCGGGACCAACGTTGACCGCCGCATCGGGGTCGACGATCTGGAGCGGCTTCGACGCGATGAGCGCGCGGCCGATCTCCGGCATCGTGACGCCCTTCGCGAGCGTGACGGAGCCGAGCACCTTCCCGCTCCGATCGACCAGGTCGTAGCTCTTGGCCATCAGATGCTCCGCACGGCGGTGTTCTGGAAGTGGACCAGGACGCGACCGGCGTTGGCGCCGACCGTCTCCTCCGGGACCATCACGATGCGGCCGATCAGCACGTTGTTCGTGCCCGCCGACGTCGTGAAGGTGTCGCTGTCGGACGCGTAGACGTTGGTGCCAGCGTCGAGCCGCGCGAAGGCCGATCCCTTCGTCACGTCGAGCCAGACCATGCCGTGCGTCTGGACCCGAACGGTCGCGGCCGCGAGCGCGCCGCCGTTCAGCGAGCCGTCTCGGTTCTCGGTCAGCTCGATCGCGAAGCCCATGAACTCGGCACTCGCGGTCGGGGTGCAGTTCTGGGCCGCGCCGTTGGACGCGTTGTGCATGAGGGCCGCGCCCTCGTACACGATCGTGTCGGCGTTCACCGGGAAGTTGACCAGCGAGCCGGGCGGGGGTGCCCCGTGGAACTCGCGGCCTTCGTTCTGAATCAGATCCGCCATCTCTCAGTCTCCTGCTGTGTTCGTTGGTTCGTGTGGAGGCAGCCGCGGGACAGCCCCGCGGCGCCTTCGTTGTCAGCGCTCTGCGCCGATCAGGCCGCGAGGTTGATGCGCGTCGCGAGCTCGAAGCGACCCGGGGCCGCGACGGCGATGCGCTTGGAGCCCCAGACGACCTTGTTCTGCCAGAACCCGGTCGGGCTCATCGCATCCTGCGTCTGGAACGCGTCCGGGATCTGCTCTTCCTGCCAGAGGAACGGCAGCAGGTCCGCGTCTTCGCGGAACACCATGATTCGGCGGCCCGCCGCGCTCGCCGACATGTTCAGGCGCGAGTTCACGACGAAGTCGATCTGGAAGTCGGTGCTCCGGATCGTGTTGCTGACGCCCGCGCTCGTGAACTCGTTCTTGAGCGCCGCCGGCACGACGTTCATGTACTTCACCGGGCACATGACCAGGAACTTCTTGGCGCCGTCGTTGATCGGGTCGCCGTGCTCGTCCTTGAGGGTGTAGAGCTGCTTGATGCCCTCGAGGATCACCCTCGACATCTCCTCGCTCGTCGGAGCATCCGGGTTCGCCAGGCCCGAGACCTGGATGTCGTTCGACTGCACGCCGCTCTTGCGCACTTCGTGCGACGCGCTCCAGAACGGAAGGCCGTCGTAGGCCGTCGTCGGGTTCTCGAGCAGGTAGGTCAGGTCGCGTTCCTGGATCGACGCGGTCTTCCGGCCGAGCTCGCCGATCCGCTTCAGGATCTGGCCGGTCTTGTCGCGGCGCAGGTCGTCGATGTCGACCTCGACCGTGTCCTCCCACTTCTCGTTGATCATCGTGAGCTCGAAGTCCGTCAGCGACGTGCGACGGCGCTCGCCTTCCCACTTCCGCGGGTTCGCGACCGTCCCGAGCCACTTGAAGATCTCGCTCTCCTGGTCGGTCGTGAACATCGTGGCGATGCGCGGCGCCCACATCGCGTTGGTCGTCTCCTGGTAGCGCATGAAGTAGCGCCCCTGGATGTTGCGGTAGCCGAGACCCTTCAGACCGCCACCGCCGGCGCCGAGCAGCTGCGCGATGCCCCGGTCGCCGTCGCCGGCGTGCACGCATCGGTGCCGGTTCTGGCCCCACGCCAGGAAGACCTCCTTCGACTCGAACTCGCCGCGCAGCTGCTGGTGGCTGCGGTCCCACTCGGCCGCCAGGCTCTCGGCGTCGTCGGGCATCGAGTCGAGCGCGAGCGTCGTCACCTGGCCGGTGCCGTCGCGACCAGAACCGTTGCCGAGGCTGATCGGCTGCGCGTGCACGCGCAGGCCCTCGCCTGCGGCCGCCAGCCGCTGACGCATGTCGGCGTTGAGCTGCTTCAGAGCCTCGGTGAGCGGTGCACCAGTGGCCACGAGCTCGTGCGCCAGCTCCTGCTGCTCGGGGTGAGCAGACGAGAGGATCTCGGTGACGCGCTCGCGCTCCTGCGCGGCGGAAAGGTTGCTGGGACCGGCCGGCGGCGCGGCCGGCGGCGACTTGGTGCCCGTCGCCGCTCGGGAATCGGTCTTCGTCTTCTTCATGATCTCCACCTGGATCTCGCCGTCGGCGGCGAATGCTTGGGTTTCGGTTTCGTCGTCTGCGCCGAGCGTCGTGATCGTGAGCTCGTGCATCGTCCACTCGCGGAAGATGGTCACGGGGCCGAGAACCTCGCGGCCGTTGACGGTCGCGGTCACGCCCGACTCGACCTGCTCGACCTTGGTCGGCACGGCCATCAGGCTCGCCTGCCACGGGTATCCCTCGCGGCTGTAGGAGATGACCTCGGCGGCGGCCTTGTTCGAGAGCATCTTGCCCTTCGCCTCGAGACCGCGAGACGTCCGCTTGATCGACGTCGAGAAGCCGAGCGGCTCCCACGTCATGTGGTCCTTCAGGAGCGGCAGCTTCTGGCGGAACTTCGCGCCGTCCATGTCGAGCACGAGGTTGCCCCACCAGCGGCTGATCAGCTTGCCCGTGTGGGCGAGCATCGCGAACGAGCGCTTGGCCTGCTCGGGTTCGGACTCCTCTTCGTCGTCCTCATCCTCGTCCGCCGCGTCGTCCCCTTCAGCCGCCTCCTCGTCGTCGCTCTCCTCGTCCTCCTCGGAGTCGTCGCCCTCGGCAGCCTGCTCTTCGTCGTCGTCCTCGTCGTCCTCCTCGGACGCCTGCTCCTCGTCTTCCTCCTCGTCGTCCTCCTCGTCCTCGGCGAGCAGGGTGAACTGGAGCGCGCCGGCGAGTTCGCCGCCGGTGAGGTAGCAGGCGTGCTTCGGGATCTTCTGCAGCTTGACGGTCATTGGGTCTCGGCCTCCTGGCCTTCTTGTTCGTTGGCGTTCGCCTCGTCGTCGTCGTCCTCGTCTGCGCTCGCCGGCGCCGCCGGCTTCGAGTCGCTCTTCTGAGTCAGCGAGCCCTTCGGTAGCTCGAACTCGTCTTCGATCTCTCGGGCGCGCTTCAGGTGCCTGGCGCGCTGGAGCAGGATCTGCTCGGAGTCGCGGCCCTGGCGCGACGACTCGACCTGGTGCGACGAGAGGTTGTTCTCGATCGCCTTCGCCGAGCTCTCGACCTCCTTCACCGGGTCGACCCAGCCCCACGCGGGCGGCTGCCAGTAGGCGCGCAGGAACGGCCCGGGGTTCGAAAGGAAGCCGCGCGGCGTGCGTAGCTTGCCCATGATGATCGCGTCCCGCATGACGGCGGCGAACACCGGCGTGCAGAGCTTGTCGATGATCAGCTTCTGCAGGACCTCGAAGCCGCGGCGCGCCTCGAGCAGCGCGACGCGCGCGCTCGAATAGTTCATCTTGCCGAAGTCCTTCATCACGAGCTCGTACGGCAGCCCCAGGGCCGCGCAGATCGAGCGCATGACCCGGACCACGAACGGCTCGAACGTCGCTCCCGGGCGGTTCGGCGTGTAGGGCACGATCTCCTCGCCCTCGCCGAGGTAGCGGATCGTCCCGGACTCGAGGTCCTCGAGGTACTCGCCGTCGGCGTCCTTCTGGAAGCCTCCGATCTCGTTCTCGTCGAAGCTCTGCTTGATGAACGCGCAGAACTTCGCCGCGGCGCGCGAAGCCTGCAGCTCGGTCTCGAGCATGTCGTTCATCGCCTCGACCAGGCCGAAGCACGGCGCGAAGAAGGGGACGCCGCGGGTCTGCTGCGGGCGATCGCGGCGGAAGATGTGCAGGATCGACGGCTGACCGCCCGCGTAGCGCGGGTGGCGCTCCGGAAGGTTCGTCCGCAGCTTGTCCGTCCGGTGCTGCACCATCCACTCGTCGGGGTGGCGCGGCAGGATGTGGTAGGCCACCGCGTTCCCGCGCCGGCCGAGTTCGACGCCACCGCGGATGTCGCGGTCCGTGGTCAAGGGCCCCTCGAGGCGGTCGACGTCGATGACCTCGTAGGCGGTGCCCAGCAGCCGCGCGACGTCGCTGTCACGCTCGTCGATGTAGACCCGGTGCAGCAGCCCCTCGCCGTCCACGACGATCGAGCGGAACACCTGGCGCTGGATGTCCTCGAAGCAGTCGTTCTCGCTGGCGTCGAGCTGGCGCGATGCCTCGGCCCAGATCTGCTCGGCGCTCCGGTTGAAGTCGTTGGCCTGGCTGTAGGAGAACCCGGCCTGCTCCGCCGGCAGCGACACCTGCGG